AAGAAATAGACACTATCATCAAAGATTTGAAAGAAGGTAAGATAGACCCAGCATCGGCAAGATTGATTATCGACACAAAAAAATGGAAAGCATCAAAGTACTATCCTAAAATGTTTGGTGAAAAAGTGGATGTTCACAATGACACAAATTTGAAAGGTGAAATAAAAATAGGAATTATAAATATCGATCCTCTAAGCGATGAAGGCGACTAAGGCACTCATAAAAATTTCACGTCTTAAAAAAAGAATATGGGGAATACAAGGCGGGCAAGGAGCAGGTAAAACATGGGCAATTTTAGAGCTAATAATAAATCACTGCTTAAAAAATCCAAATAAAGAAGTATTTATCGCATCTGATGAGCTTTCTAAGATGAGAATAACAATAATAAAAGACTTTGTGAAAATCATGAAGTCTTTTGCTATTTTTAATAAAAATGAATTCACAGATGGAACGATATACAAATTTTCAAATGGTTCATTTATTAAATTTATAGGGCTTGACAAAGCGGATATCGGAAAAGGATTGCGCTCTGATATTGTTTATGTGAATGAGTGCAACAAGATAAATTTTGAAACATACCGAGAATTAACATCACGAGCTAAACGTGTTATTTTAGATTTTAACCCAAACAACAAATTTTGGTTTCACGAAGAAGTGATGTCACGTCCTGACTGTGATTATATTTGTTTGACATTTAAAGATAATGAATATTTGAGTGATGAAGAACGCAATGAAATTTTACTTTACTACGAAAAAGGATATAATGAAGACGGCACAATCAAAAATGAGTATTGGGCTAATATGTGGCGCGTATATGGTCTTGGTGAAATTGGCAAGCTAAAAGGTGCTATATTAAACAACTGGACAATCGGCAATTTCGATAATTCATTGCAGTCAATTTGCGGGCTTGATTTTGGTAGCAAAGATCCTGATGCTTTAGTAAAAATAGCAGTAGACAAAAAAAACGAGTTAATATACGTTGATGAATTAATTTATAAAAACAAAAATTCAACGAAGGAATTAATACAACTAATATCTAATAAGATAGACAAACGTACCTTGATAATTGCTGATTCGGCAAGCCCTCGGACAATTGACGATATCAAAGCAGCAGGATTTAATATATATAAAGTCGAGAAACCTAAAATACTTGATAGCATAAAAGTTTTGCAAGGGTATAAGATAATAGTATCAGAAATTAGCTTAAACATCATCAGAGAACTAAACGACTGGGTATGGCTTGACAAAAAAGGCGAGATCCCAGCTGATTGCAATAATCACTCTATTGATGCTATACGATACGCAGTTACTATGCTTTTAAAACCACCTTCAACATTTAAAGGTGTCCGTGTATTAAAATGAAAAATTGTAATCATTATCTCGAAAAAATAGTAAATTTGTAATATGATTGAACTAAAACGAATATCTGTTAATGATTACATAGAATTGCACGACAAAAGTCAATATGACTTTGCCATGCGTTTTGCTGTTAAGTTTAATGAGTCGGTAAATGAATTTGAAATAATTGATATTTTCGAGTTGCCTTTCGGATTTATTATTGACTACCAATTTGAAATGATAAAAGGAATGTCATTATTAAGACAAATTGAGCTTATACAGTCAATCACTAAAAAAGATGTTCTAAAAATGGACTTAGATGTTTTTTGTCGCGGTTGTAAATTTGTTAATGAAGCAATGTTACAAATTGCAGAAATCGAAAGACAAAAGCTATCACATACACCTACATTTCATGAACAAAACGCAGGAATTGAAAACTTATTTGAAGGTTTAGAATTTTACATGAAGGTCCGTAAATTGGCTAATAATGACATAACAAAAATTGAATCTATAAGAGAATTGCCTTATTCTAAATGTTTTTTAGAATTATATACTCAAAAACAAGAATATGAATTTCAAAATAATATAATTAAAAATCAAAATAAATGAGTTTATTTAGTTTAATATCAGATTTCAGAAGTTTTTGCTCAGAAAAAGGATACTGCTGTTTAATCGGTGATGATGCTTATGTGAACGCAATAAATGACTCTACTGTTTATGAAAATAATAAGATAATAATTATTTTGGATTTGAAATTCTCGCCAAAACTTGAAAACAATATAGTCAATGAGATTGTTTACTCAGGGACAATAGCTGTAGGGAGGAAACGTGAATCAATAACATATGACGAAATAACGACCGAAACAGTTTCCTCGCTTGATGAAACATTCGAACAAAAATACGATAGACGTCTTTCTGACTTATCAGAATTGCTTGTTGTCATTTTATCAGATTTTGCATGCGAAAATCAAATCAATATAAATTCGATAGATGCGAGGTATGACATTAATAAGTTTGACCTAAATGCTGATTTTGTAGCTGCTCAAATATCACTTACCGTATGACTACGATTGAAATAATATCAGAATGGCAGACTAATTTTCAAAACGACCTTGTAAAAAAGTACAATGATTTGGGATTGCGTGCTAGTGGTAAATGGGAGAGGTCACTACGGCATGAATTAAAAATAACAGAAAAAGGATACGAGCTAATTCAATACGGTGAACATTATACATATCAACTTGAAAACGGGAGACGTGCCGGTAAATTTCCACCTATTCAAGCAATTGAGGAATGGGTTAAACAAAAAGGCATAATCGCAACAGATATTTCTAAAAAAAGCCTTATATTTTTAATAAGCAGAAAAATAGCTCAAACAGGTATCCAAGTTCCAAACGAATATAATACAGGTGGATTGATTTATAATGTATTTACAAAAAACCGTGTTGATTTATTAATTGATTCAATAAAAAACACTAAATTGCGTGAAATGAAATCAGATGTGTTAAATTCAATAAAAATATGATAACGAATATAGAAATATTGCAAAATAATGTAACTGATATAACAAATTTGGTTTCATTTCATAATCCTATTACATTTTTTGCTAATGTTAAATATGTTGGTCAAATTCCAGAGACATTGACCGTTTTATTAAATGATGAAAATAACATAAATCTTGGCATTTTTTCAGCAATACCATATAAAGACATAGACAGCACAACAAGACAATTTATTTTTATAGCCGATAAAATAGTAAGGTCGTACCTTGATGAATTTTACGACTATAGGAGTGAATTAAACGTTTTGGAATATGTTCCAAATATTACAAAGTCATTATTCATTTATTTTGTTGACGATTATACAGGTAAATATGATTTCTGTAAATTTGTTGCATGTCATGCTTCACGACAATTTGGAGAGAACCAAAATATGGTAGGCATCGAATTAAATAAAGAAAAAACAACATATATAGCAACAGTAGGAGAAGTAGTTTACGTTTATTATTATTCAGCTAGAGAAGGAGACACTATTTCAGTTGATACTAATTACGAATACTTACTAGATTTTGACGGAACACCATTTACTGACGATAATTTATATTTAACAAGCTTATAACCATGATACTATCAACACCATTTCAACAGGGAGATTTAAACGTAAATAATCAATTAGTCGTTACTCACAATTTAAATACATCAGTAATCGCTCCAGTATATATTGATAACACAGGCATTAACCAAACAACTGTGGGTATTTTTGCATTAGGAGATGAAAATGGTAATGATACATTGAACAAATGCACATTATCATTAAATTCAACTATCACAGGTATTCACATTTTAGAAATTGTTTACGTTTCATCTATTGAGCAGCTTGAAGGAAAAAAACTATTCGAACAATCAACTATTCCATCAGCGTCACCAAGTCTTAACGATAGATTGGCATTAGGACGTTCTGGAATTCCAGCTTACAATATGACTCTTTCGTCATTAATAAGTAATTTAGGAACATGGCTCGGTAGTTTGTTTTTGAAAAAAGCCGATAATCTTTCAGGATTAAACAATACAGCAGCTTTGAATAATTTAGGTGCACCAAGTTTATCATACGTAAACAATCAATTAACGCAAAAGGCAGGTATTTATCAAACAAATTCAGGTGCAGCACTTGGTGTAGCAAATGCCTTAGAATATACGCCACAAACTAATTATAATCCAGCTACTAAAAAATACGTTGACGATAATAACCCACTTCTTTGTGTTGGTTATATTTCAAACCCTACTGAAAATAATCCATCTGTTACTATAGTACATAGTAATAGTAATTTAACACCAATATTTAGTTGTACTAGACATGGAGAAGGATTCTACGAAATAAATCATAATTTAGGCGCTGGTTACGTATCGATAAATGAGGCATTATATGATGGAGGTAGCACAATTTACCCTTTTTATGTTTCAAAATCTAAAGACGAAAATAATAGATTTTTTGTTTTTTGTGCATTACCTTCTTCTGCTACAGGAAAAGATGCTTCTTTTAAATTTACATTGTTAAGATTCGTTTAATATGTCAATCGGATATTATAGATATAAGTTGATACCAAGTCAAGAAGGTGAAACAGAAATAAAATTTTATAAAAACGGGTCACTTGATTTGACATGTAAAGTAATCGCCAAAGAAACATGTGGAGCTTATAAGATTTTGAAGTACTTGGATCAAGACGGGAAATATCGTTTTTATCCGTTCAATCAATTTTGGACTAGTCAAGATTCACCAAAACAAATTGGGTCAATAAATAAAACTATAGAATCAATATTGACTTCACAATCAGATTCAAGAAATATAGGCTATAACAATAGTAGAACAATCACATTGGTAGCTGATTCAGTTTCAAATGAAGAAATGGAAATATTATCAAGTTTGTTTTTATCACCTTCTGTTTACCTTTACAATGGAATCGGAGGCGATGATGATTATGATAAATCATGGTTAATGGTTACTGTAAAAGGTGATGGAATAATTAAACAAACTAAAAAACATTCAAGAAAAGTAACAGTTGAGGTTACTTTACCAGAATTTTATACACAGACTTTGAAATGAGGATTTTAAGAATAAATAATCAAACTTGCGATATTGACAATGATACATCAATAGGTATCAATTTGCAATCGTTTTCAATTTCTGATCCTGAGAAACGTTTCGTTAATAATTCAAATTCATTTTCATTACCATTAACTGCGAAAAATTATAAGATATTCGATTTCGGTGGAAATCCTCAAAACTTAAGTACTTCGTTGTATGATTTAAAATTTTGCGATTATTTTATTGACTCGATTAAACTAATCGATAACGGTCAAATTTATGTAACCGAAATATCTGATAGAATTTATTTGTCAATTTGCGACAATAAAGACATCTTTGACGAATTAAAGCAATACAAATGGAATGATTTTGTTTATGACTTTTTAGTATGGCAATATGATTACAAAAATTTACCAAGTCCTGAAAATCCATACCAAGGTACATTTTTAAATTTCTGCACACAATTCGCAAATACAACAGAAGGCATTATATTAAGTTATTATATTGGGAACTTAGCATTATATGATGACCCTAATACTCCAGATGTTGACTATATAGAAAAAAAAGATGATATATGGCTACAATATCAATTTAATGAGACATCTGCTAAATGCCTTGGAGGTCATTATTCTATATTCATAAAATCTATATTCGAGTTTTTGGAATACAAATACGGTTATGATTTTGGCACGCAAAATCCAGAAAATGACAATATATTTAGCGACACAGTTGCAACACAAATGTTTATACCAGCTCGTAGTTTAGGCATTGAATATGATTACGTAAATGGATCATTTGCTTTCGAATATGGCACTGGTGGCATTTTTGAACCGTATGAAAATGTAGAGGACAAAGACGAAAAAACGTTGGATGATGTTGTAAAAGCTTTTATACTATATTTCAATTTGACTGTAACTCCTGACTTTAATAAAAAAATAATAAGGCTAAGAAGATTCGATGAAATAAATACTGCGAATGTTATTGATTGGAGCAATAAGATAATAGGCGATTATAAATTCAAACCTATTATTGATAATTACAATCAAAATAACATCATTGGTTTTGGCAAAATATACGAAGGTGGCAACGAATTGCAATACTCGAAAAATATTGTTTGTAAAAATAAAAATATACCTATAGGCGACGGCAGTAGCAAGATAATTACTATCGGGTGTTTTATTCCTTCGTTTGTCGATGATGTGCCATATTTGGCAAAAGAAGAGGCTTTGAATGAAATTCAGTTTTTTGTAAAAGGTAAACAAAAGCAAATCAAGATAAGTATATCACAAGAAGGACAAGCAGCAAATGCTATTGTGTTTGTTTCCACGGCTGCAATTTACTCATTAGACGACGAATACAACTTCTTGCAATCTGTAATCGAATATCCAAAGATTTATGAAATAGAAGCGTTTTTATCGCTTATTGATATAATAAATATTAACCATTTTTCGAGATATTACATAAATAATTTAAACGGTTATTTTATACTTGAAAAAATATCGGGTTATAATCCAGATAAGACAGACCAACCAACTACAGTTACATTAATAAAAATATAATGGACAAAGATAATTATATATTAGCAGATGTAGACATAAATATGTCGCAAGCCGTCGCGTCTATTCAAGAATTAAAAAAGCAAATTGAAGCGGCTAAAATAGAAATAAGTAAATTTGGTGATAAGTCATCTGCTGACTATATTACTGCAAACGCAAATTTGAAAGCTTTAAATGCAGAACTAAGAACACAGGAAAAAATTTTAGTAGATGTTACAAAAGCCGAAAAGACCGAAGGTGTAACAGTTGAAAAATTGGCAGCAGAAAATAGAAAGCTATCAGATGAACGAAAGACGTTAAACATAAATACAAAAGAAGGTGCCGACAGAATAAAAGAGATAAACGATAAGATAAATAAAAATAACGATATAATAGTTGCCAATAGCGATAAGTTAAAGCAGAATAAAATGAATGTTGGTAATTATACCGACAGCGTAAAAGATGCTTTAACAAAGACAGGAATTTGGGGAGTAGAAACATCTAAAGTTTTTGACACTATAAAAAGTGGATGGTCAAAGATTAAAGATTTTGGTTCTTCAATTGGTAAATATTTCAAAAGTGCTGCCGAAGGTGGAAATATTGCAAAAACGGCAATAAACGGAATAAACACAGCAATTAAAGCAAGCGTAATAGGATTATTGCTTACCGCATTTGCTTCACTTGTATCTTATTTCACAAAAAGTGTAGAAGGTTCAAAAACATTAAAAGCGGCATTCGCTGCCGTTGGTGCTGTTACTGATACTTTGATTGGGACTTTGACAAAACTAGGTAAATTGTTAGTCGATATAGTCACAGGTAATTGGGATCAATTAAAAGATGACTTAAAGTCAATAGGTGATAATTTTGCAAATATTGGTGATAATATCAAAAAAAACATAGAAATATCAAAACAGGAATTTCAGTTAGCAAAAGATAAAAGGGAAGCAATGGTAGAAGAGGCTTCTTTAACTCGTGATATTGCCAAATTAAGACTAGATGCTGCCGATAAAACGAAAACAAATAAAGAGCGTATTGATGCGTTGCGTAAATCGCTAGAAAAAGAAAAACAATTAACAGTTGAAAAAGTAAAAATTGCTCAATCAGAGCTTGACATTTACCAAAAAAGAGTTTCATTATCTGAAAGTCAAGGCAAAAAAGCTAGTAAAGAAGATAAAGATAGAATTGCAGAATTGACAGCGGCAAAAATTAATGCAGAAACAGAAGAATTTCAACGGTCAAAAAGAGCAAAGACGACATTATCTACTCTTGAATTAGAATTATTAGAAGAGACAGAAAAAAAATCTAAAGAAATAAAAGAAAAAAGATTAAAAAACGATGTTGCTATTGCCGAGTACAATTATATAATCGAAAAAGAAGGAACAGAAAAAAAACTTCTATTAAATGTCAAGTATCTTGAGAAAAAAAGAGCTCAAGAACTAAGCAATGAAGATTTGACACGTGGCGAACGTCTCGTTATAAATGCTAAATATGATAAAGAAATAGAAAAAGCAAAAGAAGAGCACAACTTACGATTAGCCGAAATTGAATTTAAAAATTTGACTACATCAATAGACTTATATACAAAAAAATATAAATCTAAAATTGACAATGATACCAAATTAACAGAACAAATAGTCAATGAAGAAAAGACACGTCTTGAAACAATTGCAGTAATGCAATCGACACAAATCGAAGCTGAAGCTACTCAAAAAATTACAGCTGCTAAAAACGATGCTCAGGCAATTGCCAATATCGAATCAGAAAAAAATATACAATTAAAAGATATTGAGCTTCAAAAAAATGAACAAATAAAAACATTAGATGCTGAATTTAAATCTCAAAATCTTGAATCATTAAAAACTGATTTGAATAATGAACTTGAAATACATGCACAAAGTGGGCAATCATTGATTGATTTAAAAATACAGCAATTAAACATACAAGAACAAGAAGAGATTGCAAAAGCTAAAAGAATTGGAGCTAATACAACTCTTATTGAGAAAAAATATTCAAATGCAAAAATAGAGCTTGTAAAAGCTGAACAACGGGCAAAAATGTCAATTTATGCTAATTTTGCTGGCTCTGTAGCTGATTTGCTAGGTGAAAATACAAAGGTAGGCAAGATTGCAGCGATAGCACAAGCAACTATAAACACATATTTGGGAGCTACGGCAGCATTTGCTCAAACACCAGGTGGTGTAATAATTAAATCATTGGCAGCAGCTACAGCAGTAGCAAGCGGGTTGGCATCTGTAAAAAAAATTATAGCTGTTAATGATAATGTAAAAGGCGGAAGTTCTGCATCTGTAGACAGTGGCTCAACTTATTCTAGTAGTACTGTTTCGAGTAACTATCAAACACAAGCAACAGAACTAAGCACAACGGCTGGAAGTGTAGGTAGTGGCATCGTTTCACGCAATAATTTAATTTCAACAATTCAACAAGGACAAATGCAAACAGTCTTAGTGATTGATGATGTTACGGCGAAGCAAAAAGAGCAATATTTAAAGAATAAAACAAATATTATATTTTAACTTAAAATATTTAAGTAATTTTGTTAATCATATTAAATAATTTAATAATTTCGTAATAATTAATAATAAATAGTAATAATGCCGAAAGAAACACAATTAAATCAATATGTTATACCAATTCATGGTATAATCGGCGAGCCTTACCATGGAAATGACAAAAGGCAGTATTTTTCTTTTCGTGATTTACTTATCCATTTAAACAATTCAAAATCATACGACTCTATTAAGCTTGATATAAATTCAGATGGCGGTTCGGTAGATGAAGGGAAAAAGATGGAGTCGGCGATATTGGCAATTGGGAAGCCTATTTTTTCAGAAAATTCTGGAAATGTGGCAAGTGCGGCTTCACGTATATTTTGCCTTGCCGATTTTGAAAATCGGTCGTTTAATCCAGATAAAGGTGTATTTTTAATTCATAACCCATGGTTAGAAATGGCTGGTGACTCAAAGGAATTAGCTAATGCATCTGAATATCTTGCAGAAATTGAAGAAGATTATATTTCATTTTATGAAAATGCTACTACAGCAGATAGAAGTGTGCTAGCTTCATTCATGAATGAAAACGTTCCATTGACAGAAATGGAAATCGAGTCATTGGGCTTTTCGAAAATCCAAAAAAAAGAATTTAATCCAGTTGCATTTTTTAATCTTAATAATAAATATAAATCAAAAATGGAAAATGAAGTAAAAGAAAAATTATCATTGATTGAGTCAATGACACTTAAAATTCTTGCTTTATTTCAGCCAAAAGCTTTGATGCTTACCGACATTGACGGTAACGAGCTTCAAATGGATGAAATAAAAGACGTAACTGAAATTAAACCCGGAATTAAAGTGTTAATTGGCGGAGAATCTAAGACAGGCGACTTTAAAATGCCTGACGGTTCTATTATCGTCGTTGAAAATGGGATTGTAAAAGAAGTAAAATCTCCTAACAATGAAGTAGAATTGCTACAAGCTGAAATTGAAACATTGAAGGCTGAATTGCAAACAGTACAAGCTCAAAAAATAGAACTTGAAAAAACAAATTCAGAATTTAAAGCTCAAGCTTCTGCAATTGCTACTGAATTTAACACTTTCAAATCTAAAGTGTCGGCACAATTTAATCCAGCACCTGTTGTTCCAGATACAGGAAATACAGAACCAACAAAAAAATTCACTTATAAACGCAAATAAAAAATGGCATCAGTAATTAACACAGACGCGTTAAACTTAAACGCAAAAGAAAATCAAGATTTTGCATCGTTCGTTCACGAGCAAATATTTCAACGTCCAGAATTACGTTCACTGCATAAGATTTTTACCGGCGTAAAAATGGACGAACAAATCGTATTAGCGGGCTCACTTGGTAAAACAGGTCTTAAAGGAGATTCGTCTTGTACTCGTAAGCAGTCAGGATCAAGCGTTGTTTTATCTGAAAAGAAATGGCAACCAAAAGGTATCGAAGATACATTGCCGCAATGTAATGCAGCATTAAATGGCTTATTTAAAGCTTATTTCGATAAAATAACCGAGTATAAAAAAAAATACGACATCTCAGGAAGTGACGAAGAAACGTTTTTAGCACTTCTTTTAGAAGAATCGGCAATGAAAACAGTTTACCGTGCGGCTTGGTTTGCAGATACAGCCGTTGCCGTAGCTGATGCTGATTCAGCTGGTTTGATTGATGACGCAAATATTGGTTTCTACAACTATTTTGACGGTTTATTCAAACAAATATTTACAGGTGTCGGAAACGGAACAATAAAACGTTTCCCCATTTCGCAAAATGCAGCAACTACAAAAGTCGCTCAGGAAAATTTAGCCGCCGGTGATTCAGTTGCTATATTTGAAGGAGTATGGAAAAATGCCGATGCACGTTTAAAATCAAATGCTACAGCTCAATTCTACGTTTCTGAATTGATTTTTGAAAACTACCGTCAATATTTACAATCAAAAGGGGAAAATTTCTCAATTGATTACACACAAGAAGGGTTCCAATCTTTAAAATGGAATGGAAAATCAGTTGTAAATATGGCAACCGTTTGGGGGTTGGATGCTTTAGAAGATTTTACCGATAATACAACAAACAATGCTTACTATTTATTGAATAGAGTAGTGTTATCGACTCCTGAAAATCTACCTATAGCAACTATGAATCAGAATGATTTCAATGAAATTGAATCATGGTACGAAAGAAAAGAACGTGTGTTCTACTTATCATACGGATTCTCATTGGATGCTAAAGTAATTGACGAAAAGATTATTTCTGTAGCATACTAAAAAATTATGGGTAGGGCAAAATGTTCTACCCTATTTTTAACTATTTTAAAAAAAATAACATGAAAAAAATTATATTATTAATATCAGCATTTTTAATGTCTGTTTTTGTGTTCGGACAAAAAACACCTGACGTTATTTATCCAATTACCAAAAATTGTGTCATAAATGT